TCTGAGATGCTAAAAGCGGTCATGGTAGACCCTACTGCCACGATTACTGACAAAACAAAGGTGATAGACCGTGCCCTCAAGTTGGAGGCCATCAAGATGAAGATGCAAGATGACGAGTGGGGTAGTGGGTTTATGGGATTAGAAGACGAGGAAAACGAGGCATAATAGAGTCTTTTAAAGGGGGTTCTATGGATAAAGTCTCATTGATCACGTTGGCGTTGAAAGTTATCTCAGATCGTCTAATCACGATTCTGGCACTCATCATGTCGTGCGGACTCACGTCTTACACGTTGTGGGCGGGTGATTGGACAAGGGTAGCAACACTTGCTATATTTGTGTTATTCAGTTATTTAGTTGTAAAGAACAAGGAGGTTAGTCATGCCAAGCAGCAACCGCAACAAGAACCCTATGAGTCCCAAGGCTGATTATGAAAACAGCAACATGGCTAACTCTAAGCACCAGAGACCCCATGAGGTAAACCAACAGATTGCCAAGTCTGTGCGTCCACAGTTGCCCCGTGACGGGTCTGTTGGCATGGAAAGATGGACACCTGGCACATTGCCTATGGGCGGGTTTAGGTCAGTCATTGACTTCTCTGGCACGCCTAGTTACAACACCAAGAAGTCACCCACTTCAGGCGGTGGTGGAAAGGTTTACTAATGGCCCAGTCTACCTTTTCGATGACCCAACACGGGAGGTCCGAACCTTTCGAGTTGCAAGTATCTAGAGGACAAGTTCCTTACCACGCACCCGCAAACATCTTTGCCTACGGTACTACACCAGCCACAGCTGGGTTGTTCAGGACGGTATGGGAGAACATGGCTACAGCAGACTATGTCTTCCCCAGTTCTGCCTCCACAATGACGTTGGTAAGCACGGTCAATACTGACACTGCTACGATTACCATTTCAGGATTGGATGCCAGTTACAACCTCTTGTCTGAAAATCTAGCGTTAAATGGAACAACCAATGTCACTACTGTTAACAGCTATTTCCGTATCAATAGCATTGCGGTGTCTGTTGGATCGGCTACCAACCCCACAGGTGTTGTCACTTTGTCTGGTGGCGGTAACGTCTACGCTCAGATAAACACAACAACGGTTAGTGGCTCTACAACCAGTATTGGCGTATCTCAAATGGCTGTTTACACAGTCCCCAATGGTTATACCTTCTATGGTTGGAGATACGGTGCGTATTCTAGTTTCAATGGAAATACTGCCAACTACACTACCTACAGAGCTATCACCAATGCGTCTTCAGGTGTGGAGAAAGTGATTGTGCAAACACCTTTCAACACTAATTATGAAGTGCAGCGTCACTATCCTTTCCCGTATGCAGCGGGTACAGACTTGCGTTTCCAGATTGCCAGTAGCGTTGCGACAGCAGCCGTGGTTAGTGTGAACATAGGTGGCATTCTGATTGCCAATGACGGTACAGCACAGGGGTATTAAGTGGATCCCCTAACAATATTCGCAGCGTGCAAAGCTGCTCATGCGGGTATTCGAGAGTGTATTGATCTTTACCAGGACTTTAAAAAAGACGGTAAAGACGTGTCCGACATTGTGGGTGACATTGGTAAGAACTTAGGTGCGTTCTTTACCCACCAGGAATCGTTTAAAGAGGCCGAGAAGGAGGCAAAGAAGAAGCCTCTAGGCAAAGGTATCTCTATCAACGAGGAGGCCATGAACCGCATCCTACGTCAGCAACAGCTGGAGCAGATGGAGACTGACCTTAGAGAGATGATCATCTATCAAATAGGTATGCCTGGTCTCTGGAGTAAGTTTGTAGAGATGCGGGAGATTGTCCGCAAAGAGAGAGAGAAAGTAGAGCGTGAACAAAAAAAGCCCTTGAAGAGGCTGCCAGAAAGAGACGGCAGTTTATCGACAAGTGGCAAGTTCGTGCAGCGTTACTTGCTGGCTGCTTTGTCCTCTTGACCGTCTTCTCTGCCCTCATGTATGCTATTCATGTTGACTACGAAAACAGTAAGAATGGAGTTCACAGATGAGTTGGATTGAAAGTATTGCACCCACGATTGCATCTGCCCTTGGAGGTCCTCTTGCTGGACTGGCAGTTGAGGCAGTTTCTAAGGCTATTGGTGTTGACCCTAACCAAGTACAGGACACCATCAACTCTGGCAAACTGACTGCTGACCAGATTGCGAGTATTCAGGCTGCAGAAGTACAACTCAAGTTAAAAGCTCAAGAGATGGGCTTGAACTTTGAGGAGTTGGCTGTGCAAGACCGTAAATCAGCCCGTGAGATGCAAACGACTACCAAGTCATGGATACCCCCACTCTTGGCTATTTTGGTCACTCTGGGCTTTTTTGGCATCTTGGCGGGCATGATGACAGGCAAGGTGACTTCTAGTGAGGCATTGATGATTATGCTGGGTTCACTAGGGACTGCCTGGACAGGGATTATTGCCTTCTATTTTGGCTCATCTGCATCTAGCCAGAACAAAGATGCACTACTTCATCAGAGTACACCCGCAAAATGACCATCCTAACTGAACACTTTACACTGGAAGAGTTGACTTACACCGATCACAGGGAGTTGAACAATGATCCTAGCGAATATGAAAAAGCAAATCTTATGCGCCTGGCAGAGTTTTTGGAATTGGTTAAAAGCACTCTGGGCGGGAAACCCGTAATGATCAACAGTGCTTTCCGCAGCAAGGCCGTGAATGATGCGGTGGGCAGTAAAGACACTAGCCAACACAGACTAGGTTGTGCAGCAGATATTAGAGTGCCTGGTATGACCCCAGATGAAGTGGTCAAAACCATCATTGCGAGTGACTTAAAGTATGACCAAATTATTCGTGAGTTTGATCGTTGGACTCATATATCTGTTCCTAATAGTCCTAATGACAAACCTAGACTACAAAAGTTAATTATTGACCGCAACGGAACAAGATTGTATGCCTGATAACTCAGAAGTCTTACAAGCCATGTCGGACAAGTCACCAATATTGGATACGATTGCCCAGCAACAAGGTGCTAACTTGTTTGAAACGGCACAAAAGGAGTACCCGTATTTGCAAGGTAAGGACATTGCCTACAAGTTCTCTCCACAACAAAACCCAGAATATATGTTGGAGTCGTACAAAGGTGAAGACTTGCCAGAATGGGCTAAAGGCAGACAGGCAGCCATAGAGGTGTTCAATCCTAAAACATCACCTCTAGACATTCTGGGCGATTATGTCAGCCACTATGCGGTAGAGACAGACCCACAGCTGCAACAACTTTATCAACAGTTTCAAGGCCAACTAGACCCAAAAGCTATGCAAGAACGGTATCAATATCATGCTGCTAATTTTGGAGAAAACAGGCCATATGAGCAGTGGTATCAGATGACGGGGTTGCCTGAAATGTTTAGGGGTTATACGTTCAACCAATGGGAAAACCCTAAAGAGTTATATACACCAGCTCAACTACAAACACTAGATACAGTTCGTCAATATTTGGGGATTAAATAATGGCTAATAGCAAGAATCCATCACTATCAGTAGGACGAGGAGAGAAACTCCCAGTATCCCGAGGGGGAGGCTTGACAGCCAAAGGACGAGCAAAGTACAACAAAGCAACAGGGAGCAAGCTAAAAGCACCCCAAAAATCAGGACCAAGACATAAATCATTTTGTGCACGCTCCAAAGGCTGGACGGGAGAAAGAGGCAAGGCTGCTAGAAAAAGATGGGGATGCAGATGAAAACACCAAAAGCAAAACGTGGTCTTTACTACAATATCAACAAAAGACGTAAAGCGGGGCTACCAGCCAAGAAACCAGGTCAAGCTGGCTACCCTACTAGGGCAGCCTTTAAAGCGGCTGCTAGGACCGCTAAAAAGCGTTAAGGAGCGGGTAATAGGCCACCCTCAAAGAGGTATGTGCCAAAGTGCCCCAGCTGCGCCCACGGTGCTGCCCATACCTTCAGGCCAGCCTCTCTAGCCTTCCAGCAGAAGAAATAGTCCTCAGACAGCAATCTCTCTGTGCCTGGTTCAATAGCACAGGCAAAGTATTCTGTGATCCACTCTTGTTGTTCTACGCCTTGGCCTATAAACCCTACGTCATTCTTGTACTTGTTGACCACCTTTTTCATGCGTTCAAACGTGCGTCTCTTGATCAGCATGAACCCTGTTCCCCCGTTGAAGATTTCCACAGGCTTATCCACAGGCACAGTCACTGAACCTTGATAGTCTTTGAGGTTGATTACTAGAGACCCTGTTCTGTTCTTCCACTGGTCTACGGGTACACCTTCTGCAGCTGCTTGTGCGACTCCAGCCCAGTTGATCTCCTTCTTAGGGTAAATGCCACAGATGATGTCCTTGTCGGACTGGATCATCTTCACAATATCACCTGGGTGGAACTTGATGTCTGCGTCTATAAACATCAGGTGGGTGTACTGCTTGTTGGTCATGAAAGTATGCGCCAGAGCGTTCCTACCCCGCTGTATGAGGCTTTCGTTGAACATGGCAGAGAACCCCATGCTGATGCCATTTTGCTGCAGTGCGTGGCCTAGCGTGATAAGAGACTGGGTAAAGTAGCCTGTACACATACCACCATACATGGGCGTGGCTACAAACACGTTGATCTTCTTCTCTTTCTTCTCTGCTTTCACTTCTGTCACTTCTTTTTTCTTACGAGTTGCCATGATAAATCCTTGTTGAGTTAAGAAAAGGCATACTGTGGATTACGGGGGTATGCCAGCTCCCGTCCTAACTCCCAGGGTTGCCCTGGAGTTCGCATCCACTGCTGTGTTGGTGGGACGTGCGGGGATCGAACCCACGACAAACGGATTAAAAGTCCGCTGCTCTACCATCTGAGCTAACGTCCCGATTTTTGACCGTCTTTAAACCCCTCGGAATAGGCTAAGACCCACAGCTCTTGCAGACTCATGTTGATGAACTTCACGAGATGTCTTCTATTCTCAGAACATATTTCCCCGTCTTTAAAGACTTCCTCCAGCCGTGGACGTGTATCTTGATGTTGGCTTTCCTGACCCATGAGACAGTCTCACTTTCTTGTATCTTCTTGATTCTGGTGGACACTGCACTGGCAGTCACTTGCACCGCTAGTACCTCATTGTCTTTGATAGCTAGAAGATCGCACCACCCCCACAGGTCCTGTCTTATGCGTGCAAATGGATTCCAATGTTCAACAATGCTGACCAGGTAACCCTCTTCCCGCAAGTAGGCCAGTGACCTCTGGGTGGGTGAAATCTTCTTAGTTGCCATCAGAATGGCACGTCATCATCAGCTGCAGCAGCCTTCTTAGCGTAACCAGGCGTGACCTCACGGTCTTGCATCTTGATACCCTGTTCTTGCAGACGTTTCTTCTTCAGCCAGTTGTCTTCCTTGACCGAGAGCAAAGTGTTGCCTCTGGAGGTATCCTTCTTCCACGCACCCAGATAGAGTTTCTCACCACGTTTGTAATCCATCTCCAACAAGACGTAACCAGAATAGTCTGGTGACATCTCATGTTTGCGGTCAGATACCTCGTTCCAATACATAACACCCTTACCTGGGGTCTCTGGATAGCCACCTACGGCTGGTTTCTTTTCATATGGCATTGTGTGTTCTCCTTATAAATCTATGGTTTCTGCGTCTGTGGGAATGTGAGTTGCTGGGTCTACACCAGCCTGGGCAATAGCACTTCTGAGTAAGATGCGTTGATGGCTGCTGAACTTGTCTGTGACCATCTGGTTGACCACATAGAGAGACATGATCTTGTCTGTCTTTTCGTGAACCTTCAGCTTGGCAGAGCTGTTGATGCGCTCTACAAGCCCTCTATAAGCCTCTATCCATTCTTCTGGAGAGTGGTGGGCACTGTGTGCCTCTTCTAAGTTTGGAACAAATAGAGGCCATTCTGCGGTCTGCTGCTCTTGTACCACTTCTTTAATAATCTCAACTGGAGTCGGTGGTACAGCTGACTGCTCTTGTCTGGAAGGTGTGAAATCCTGTACTTCTTCAGGCGTGTAGACACCGACAACGCAGCCTGGATAGACCGATCTGATACCCTCAGAGACGCACCTAGCACGCAACATTGCCCTGGGATAATT